CTCAAGGGCCGGACGGTGAATGAACTGCTCGCGATCGCGGCCGTGGCGGCGGTGTGGGATGATGTGAACTTTTCAGGCCAAGATTCGGCGGCGGATTTCCAGCCTATTGCGACACGCATTCAACAGGTGGTCGCACACCTCAGGCAGCATCATACCGCTCCGCCCCAAATCATCAGCACATAGCAAACCAACACAACTCCCCAACCTACCTACCCTACCTACCATACCTATTTTAAATCATTGGTTATCAATAGCATTCTAAAGCCATAGGTCAGCCCGCCGCTCGCTCTAACCCACAGGTCACGCTGGCCCCTTTCTCTCTCGCCACCCCATTCCCCTCCCAAATACCCCACAGGTTCTACAGGTCAGGGGGTCCCTACCCTCAGGGGGAGGGAGGTTCGGAGGGGCGCGGGGAGGCCGCCCCCTGTCCCTGTTCAGGGACAGCACATCAGTGCGGCGTGCCGCCGATGCTCCCGCAACCTCTCACCCCGCAGACCGGACACGACCGCACGGCCTCGCTCTACGGCCGCATCGACCGACACGTGTCACTCACAGCCGTCTTCACACGCTCAAGCCTCACAGGCCCGCAGCCGCGCTCAGTCTCAGGCACACGCCGGCGCCCGGCCTTCTCGCCTCCCAGACCATCAGTCCGGCATTCTGCCGACGCTACCGCACACACGCACGCCCTGGAGCAGAGGCGACCGCACGGCCTCGCTCTACGGCCGCACCGACCGACACGTGTCGGTCGGTCATCGCATCACCCTCGCACACGTACACGCCGGCGGCCGTGCTCAGGATCTGGCATGCGCCGGCGCTCGACCTTATCGCTTCACCCGCGTGATCGCATACCTCGCTGGCGAAATGCGCGCCCGATGCATGAACTCATACTGCAGGCCATCAGGGCCTGTGAAGTAGCGCTCATGAAACCGTGACTTGCACGCATTCCCAAAGCTCGACCGCGTCTTGGGATTCAGCCACTCCGAGGCGCTGTACTCCCGCGTTTTCGGGTTCCCCTCCGTCCTCTCCTCCATCGCCGCGATCTCATCATCATCCTCACCGCGCACACCAGCAAAGGCATCCGCAGCCGCGTTCTCAGCTTCCAGCAACGAAGCCGGCTTATGCCCCGTCGACATCGGCTCATAGCGCCAGCCTTCTTTGCTGTTCTCCGTTTGCAGCACAGACTCCACATCCGCATGCGGCCACAGCGCCCGCGTCGCCACCGCATTGCGCCTGGCCACACCCGCCAGCTGCGCCACACCGATCTCAAACGTCTCGCGCATCACCTTCGTCGTTGCATCCAGGCCATACTCAGCCAGCGCCAGCTCCGCCAGGCGTTTGAATTCCTTGCTCTCCTTATCGCCAATGTCCTCATTCGTTGAATCAGCCATGCAGTCCCAGCTTTTCGCCGCCGCTTCCTGACCCGCATACCACACAATGCTAGGGATCACCTTCGTCCATTGCTCAAACGATCCCAGCAGTCTCCCAGGGCGCGCCGGCCGCCCCGCCTCATCCCAGGCACGCACCAGGGCCCAGCACGCAGCCAGCCCCTTGCGTCGGTTCTCCTCATTGGCAAAGAACGCCGAATCCAGCAGCACCACGTCTTTCGGCAGCTCACGCTCCGCACCGCTCACACGGTTCAAAATATCCACCATCAGCCCCCGTCGCTGAAGGTCCGTTGAAAGCGTGATCCCATTGCCCGTACCCAGCGTCATGCACCGCAGCTTCACGTTCACATCCGTGTGCCCGCCCTTCAGTCGAAAGGCATGCTCCGCATTCGTCAGCCACTCATCGAGCAGCACCGTCTTCACCGGATGCGCACCCCAGTCGACGTTATCAAACAGCACATACGGTGCACCCGCTCTCGCCACCGTATCCAGCGTATCCTGCAGTTTCTCCTCAGCATCCGGCAGCAGCGTTCGCGTGTGCATCGAGCCATGCACCAGCCAGGTCACATAGGTTGCCAGCGTCGTCTTGCCCGACTCCTGAATGTTCGCATTGTACCACGTCGCAGGCGCCTTCCCCTGATAAATCCCCCGACCATACATCGCGATGATCGTCGCCAGGTGAATCGCAAAATCACGGTCTGGCGACCGCCAGCCAAAGTACTGAAACAAGCCCCAAAAGTAGTTCGCAGCATCATCGAACTTCATGCCCGTATCGTACTCAAGCCCGCCCTTGCAGGTGAAAATACCCGTGCGCTGATCAAAGCCAGGCTGCAGCAGCCGCATCGGCGCGCGCTCCCGGTCATACGGATCACTGTCCACGAAATCGATCACCGGCAGACGCACCGCATGCACCGCCCGCAGCACCGGCAGGCCCTTGCGCAGCACCCCGGATTTCAGCGTCACACGCGCCTGCTTATCCGTCAGCCCGCCTTTAATCGGCTCCTTAATTTTGCTCCCATCAGCCAGCTCCTTATCACGCCAGCCCTTCACCGGAAACACCCCGCGCTCCATCGGCAGCCAGGTCATGAATTCATCCGGTGTCATCACCTGCTGCACCCCATCGAGCTGATCGATCACCACCAGCTCAGAGCCCGACCGAAATAAACCCCAGCGCCCATCCGGCACACACAGAATGTCCGCGATCTTTTTAGCCAGGTCATCGGGCGGCAGTTTCAGGTTCAGCTTAGGCGCCACAGCGATTGCCTCCTCAGGCAGCGGCACCTCATGCCGCTCATGCATCGCACGCAGATTCTCAGCCACGGCCGCCAGCCGCTCATCGACCGGAGGTTTCGGCACCGAGGGCTCCCCGCCCATATCTTGAGGAGGTGCGGAGGAGAATGCATCAGTGGCATCGATGACATTGGAGGACTCGTCACCCTCATCAGCCGGAGGCCCGGAGGTAGAATCACTCATTGTGCGGCCCCTTCCTCGTTACGCTTAAGACGGTGGATCTCAGCGATCACCAGCGCGTCTACCTGTTCACCACCGAGCCCAAGCCTATATTGTTGCACGATGTCCTGGAGCCGAGAACACATCTCTTTGTGACGGCGCAGGAGTTCCCGGGCTTGTTCAATCACTTCTTTTTCACTCCAATTGCTTTGAGGTATTTCGAGCACTTCAGCAATCTTGGCTAAAGCGAAAGGAGAAGGAGCCGGGCTAGCGACTACAGAGCATTCGTCGCACAGAAACATGACTTCATCCTTCGAACGCGGATCGCGAGCACTAAGCCCGCACTGCATGGTGCATTCCTTCGTGCAGGCATCAAACAGAGCCAGCTTCTCAGGGTCAGCCCTTGGAAACACGCCGCCAGAGTTTAGAGGTGGAAAGGAACGCCTCATAGAGTGCCCCCCGCGGTTGAAGGTTTAGAGCTCGGCTCACGCCACAGGATCGACACCCCTGCAGGGTCCGGCCGCGGATCAAGGTAAAGCAGACGCTGCATCCGATTGCCCCGCAAACAGCCCGGCAGCCGCGTCAGCCGCACCGCCGTGATCGCACCCGGATCTGCCCCCAGCAGCGACAGAATAGGCACCACGAGCGCCTTGTACCTGTCCCAGTAATCCTTGCTCTCCGCATCGATCTTGACCAGGGCATGAATGCTCCGCCCGCCCGAGGTGTAGATCGCAGCAATCGGCAGCGGCAGCTTCGCCAGCAGCCGTATCCACAGATCCGCCGGCGCATCGTCACTTTCCAGCACCAGGTAGCGCCACGCCGTCACCACCTCCTCACTCCGCCGGCTCATCTTCGCATCACCGCGCGCGTTCAGAGATCTCGGATTCAGCTTCCATTCACCGCTCACGGGCTGACACAGAAACCACACCCCATCCGGCCCGCCCGTCGGCAGCTCACTCCGCACCGCCTGCACACCCTGCCGGCGCGCCAGCCGATACCCGCCATGCCCCGCCCAGTAGATGAACTGCCCCTGCGAATAGAAATCCGTGAAGATCAGCACCCGCTCATCAGCCGCATACAGCGCCTCAAGAAAGCCCGCCGTGCTGCAGGTGCTCACATCCACTGGCGACATCTCAGCCAGCCATTTTTCATCGACCATCGGATGCACGTCCCGCACCTCATAGCGCAGCTTCGCCAGGTCAAACTTCAGCCGATTAGGCGCAGAGAACCGCGGCTCAAACGCCACCTGCTTCCCCGCGTTCTCCCCACGCGTGAACACACGCACCCCTTTCTGCCGCAAGATCCAGCGCGCCAGGCCGCCCGCCTTGTGCTTTTGCGGCGCCTTCACCGCCTCGCGGATCTTGTGCTCCACCTCAGCCGCCGTCCATGGCTTGTCACTCCGGCTGCAGTACTCCATCAGCAGCGCCAGGCCACGGCTCGCCCCCAGGTCAAACCCATGCACCAGCGTGTTTGCCACCTGGAACACCAGAGCATGCGAATCCTGAGGATCACCCTTCGCACGTCGCGGGCTGTCCTGTTTGGACAGCCACTCGTGGGCCAGCTCCTCATTCGTCGGAATCCGCGCAGCATCATTCGTCATCGGTATCGTTTTGGTTGGTCGTTCATTCCCCGTACAGCCCGTCTCAAACAAAAGCCGTCTCACCCTCAGTCCAAGCCACCGAGTCTTGTCTGTATTCAGTCCGCAGCGCGATCACCTTAGGCCGCAGGCAATCCGCCATCACAGGCGCGATCTCAAACACCCAGCACGCATTCTGCCACGGCATGTGATACTCAGCCCCGCCCGCAAAATGGATCTGCTGCGCATGCTCATTAATAGCCGCCTGCATGTGCCGGCAGAACGCACTCCACTCCACCTGCGTCAGCTTGTCATCCGTGTTCCCGATTTGAATAATGATCGTTCTCATAGCTCGTTTGTTTTTGGGGTCCCACGTCTAAAACTGCTTACCACCAGCGATGCGCCGATCCTCATGCGTATGATCTGCACGCGTCGCATTGAATGCCATCTTGTCATCGAAGGCGCCCTGGAGGTCATAGCCAAAACCACCCGCGTAATCGAAGATACGGATCATCGCATCGACGAGCTCGACCTCCGCCATTTTCCGATGGGGGATTTTGTCATCCATCAGATCTTTCCGTTCACCTTCGAGGCATTCGGAGATCTCCGAATGGATCAAAGCCAGCAGCTCACCCTTGTTGCGTTTCAAAGGCTCGCCCGTATCGACATTTTGCCACCACTTCGCATTAGCAGCATGACAGAGTTTTGAATAATCGTTGAGGTTCATAAGTATATTTTCCTAGTTTTGAGTTCTAATTTTTGCTTCTTTTTGCGCCTCTTTGCGGCCAATCCCTCCCGCCTCATTTCTTCAACCCCGCCTTGCGCAGGATCTTATTCCGCAGCGCATCCCAGGCCTTGAACCGCACCGCATCCTTTTGCTTGTGCGGCTTCACCCCGATGAAATGCCCCACCTCGTGCGTGCCCGCCTTCACCGCCCCCGCCGCCGCCGCGACATCGACCTTCTCATAATCGACCAACACGGGCTCAGCAGGCGCAGCCTCAGCAGCAACAGGCGTTTCGCCTGCCTCAGGCATGGCCGGCTCACCACCCGCCGGAATCGACGAAGCCCGATCAATCGCATCCGCCGCGGCCGTCCGGCTCGCTTCTTTGTCAGCCGTCCAATCCGTCGGATTGCTGCTGTTCTTACCGGCTTTCTTACCCGCACCCTTCTCCTCCTCAAGCTTTGCCGCACGCGCCTTCTCAGAAGCCTTGAAAGCCAGCTTATGCGCTTTCTTCACACGATCAAAGATCGCTTTCGTATCCACGTTGACCGCCTTGCACATCGACTGGAAATCCGCCGCCGAATCTTGGCCTGAAAAGTTCACATCATCCCACACCGCCGCCACGGCCGCGATCGCGAGCAGTTCATTCACCGTCCGGCCCTTGAGGTGCTTTGTCAGCCCCTCTTCAATGTCGTAATCATTGTCGTACTCGTCTTCCAGCTCCTCCTGATCACGCTGCGTCAGGAAGGCCAGAAAATCATAGCCATGCTCACGACAGACCGACATCACCATCGCATGCGCGCCAGCCAGGCCGGGACCCTTTTCCGTCAGCTTTTCCAGCAGCTCTCTCACGCTATCGACCCGCGCCTCTTTTTCAACGGCACGGTCCATTTGCCTTTTGAGCTCGTCGATACGGCCCTGTTCATCCTGCGCATCGATCTCCTCAAGCATCTTGAGCTCATCGGCCGTGAGCTCGCCCGTCTCTTGCTTGGCCCGCAAAGCCTGCACATCCGAGCGTGAAAGACTGTCATCCCCTGGCACGGGAGCTTTGGCAAACAGATCCGCATGCTTGCCCCGGCCGACGGTAATCGCCAGCTGCTCATCACATACCAGCACCGGCTTCCCCTTGTCATCCGCCGCCACCTTGATCTCAGCGCCGGACCCCTTCAGAATCTTTTCCCAGGTCGGGTTTTTCGAATCTTGCGCCTTCTCCCAATCCCCGAGCTGATACCCGTTCGGTCTGCTATCCAGAACCGCCAGATCATTGCGCTTCTGCTGACTTTCTTCGAGACCCATCACACTCTCCGCCGGCAGACCATTGGCCGCCGCAAACTCGACCGCCTGCAGGCGCCACACCGCATCGAGCTTCGAGCGATGGCAGCTCGCACGTGTGCAAGTGTTCGGATCGATGCCACTCTCACCACTGCCTTTCTTGCTCCCACTGGACAGCGCATCATGAAACAGCGGACTGTTTTTCGCCAGGTAGGGGCAGTTCACACACGAGCCATCCCCGCTCTCACCAGCAGCGCCCGTGAAACCCATCGCAATGCGTTGCTCCTCATTCAGCAAATCAACGCGCTCCAAATGCGGCCAGCCTTTCAGGTTCACCTGATATTTCTTCGCGATGTGCTCTGCCGCACGCTTCACCGTCATCGGCGGCCGATCATCGCCATAGGTGTAAGGGTCCTTCAAAACCTCACCGCCCGCTTTTTCACGATCCACCGGATCTGCGATACGTGCCACCAGGAACGCCACCCGCAGCGGCACCGTGCCATCATTCACCGGGCCCCGCAGCACCTCAGGCAGCAGCCGCAGCTTGTGCACCTTGGCCACGCGCGCCACATCCCCCGCCTTGGCCGAGCCATAGCGCGCCAGCGCCACGCGTTCCAGCGTGAACAACCGGTGCCCCTGCGTATCCCGCAGCTCAAGCATGCCCTCCACGAGCTCCGCCTCATCAAGCGGCCGCAGATTCTCCCTTTGCGCATTTTCAAGATAGAGCTGCTCCAAAGCCTGCACATCATCGAGCTCACGCACCATCGCCTGCAGCGGCCATCCCAGCGTTTTGCACGCATTCCAGCGCCGCCAGCCCGCAATCAATTGATAGCGCCCTGGCATCTCCGGATGCGGCCGCAAGATCCCTGGACTGCTTTGCCCGTGCTCCCGGATGCTCTCCGTCAGCTCATGCATGGCCGATGCCTCGCACCAGGTGCGGTTCTTCGGATGCGGATCAATCAGATCCGTCGCGATCGCACGTACGACCTCGACCTCAATCGTCGTATCATCATCGCTCTTCATCACAATGTAATGGCGGCCGTTCATCGTGAACGTATGGCCGTGCGTCAGCAGAGGTGGCAGGTTTCCCGCCGGAGCGGCTTCTTCGTTGGTGGCAGTTGCGATCATAGTATTATTCAGGTGTTGCTTTGGCGTTTGTTTTTCCGTTTGGACTTGGCGTGCTCCTCACGAAGCACCGAAAATTTCGCGATGGTTTTTTTGCCACCCTTGCGGTTGTGATTACCGACCGCGGCGGCCGCGTAGGCCTTCTTGGCCCCCTCGCCTTTCATGCCCGGCCGCTTGACTCCGAAAAAGCCGCCCGCCTGCATCAGCGGCTGCCACAGCGCCAGCTCCCGCGCGCTCGTCGCAGCACGCGTCTCATTCAGCAGCACCGCCACATCGGTCTGATTCATCATCGCCAGGTGCGTCGGAGATCCGCAGCGCGTGATCACAAACAACCTCCGCAGCGCCCGGATGGGATTCGGCCCCTCAGCCCAAATGAAATCCATGAACCGCTGAAAAGTATCAATGCGCGCGCGCCGCACCTCGAACCCATCATCATCATCCTCATGAAACACATGCCCCACCCCCAGCTCAGGGTTGTAGGGGTCAAAGGACAGCGCCCCGCCATTGGCCATGAACACTTGCGCGATCTGCTTTTCGACCGCCTCAAGCCATTCTCTCGCGTCTTGAAACTCAGCCACGTCGCGTTTCCTCCTCTTGCTCTTCGACCGACACGTGTCGGTCGAAGATAGGTTCAGGATCGAGCGTGTCATCACCGATCCGTTTAAGCTGCTCCGCAAAGGCCTTATCCTGCCGCTTCAGAGGACCCCAGCACCATTCGGATAGCTCCAAAGACTCCACCCTCACTTCCGGCGGCCGCTGCTCAAGCTCACCCATCATACGCAGCGCCCCGAGATTCGTTTTCAGCTTCAATCCCTCACTGGCAATCAGGCAAAGCTTCAGCTGCAGCTCGGCATAGATCGCAGGCGGAATCACATTCCGCGCCCGACGCAGCAGCGCCGAAGCTTCCCGCTCCGCTTTCTCAATCTCCACCTGATTCGTGGTAAGGTCGATGGCCAGGCTCATGAAGGTTGCAGCCCTCCCTGTTTCCATTCCTCGCCTTTGTCGTCATCGTCATCATCATCATCGATCTCCGCATCAATGGGCGGCAGCGCATCCAGGATGGCTTCACTCAGTTCAATCACTTGCTGCTCATCGAGCACCAACGTCACGTTGTCACCGAGCGCGATTTCATAAAGATGGCCATCCGTGACACCCACGCGCCCGCCGCCAAACTCAGCCACCGGCATGCGCGTGATCACAGTCTCGGTATCCTCTTGCAAAAGATTGATATGGATCATGCCGCACTCCCCCTCTCCATCTGCGTTTGCACGCTTTGAAAGACCATCTCCACCGCACTGCGCAGCGTCAGCAGCCCCAGGCTCCCGACCGCACCCTCCACATTCGCCGCCGCGATCTCCGCCGCCAACTGCTCCACTCTCATGAAAGCCCCGCCACTGGCCCGGCCCTTCAGCCAAGCATGCAGCCCGTGCAGCGTGATCTTTTCCACCGGCCTTTTCGCGCAGGGGATCGTCACCACCGGCAGACCATCCTCATCGATCATTCGCGCCACATCCTGCTGCCGGCAGCCCAGATAGTTCGCGATCTGCCCTTTTGTGTAAAGCCCCTGGCTCATGCTACGAGCCTCCTTTCTTGCCACCCCAGCACGTCCGACGTCTGCCCGCCAGAGCCTTGACTTCCTCTGCATGCTTCAAGGCATTAGTGGCCATCCCCTCCGTCGATCTCAGCACATAAGCCCCGGCAGAAGTCAGCACCACCTGCACACCCACCTTGGCCCTGATGAGCTCCTCTTTGATCTGCGTGCAAGCCTCAATCTCCCGCCGCCGCTTCCCCAGGTCGGGATGCTGAATCAAAAAAGCCCGCGTAAACACCACCATGCCGGGATGCTTCTTTTCCAAATTCCGAACGATGGTGATGCGTGACACACGCGCCTCACGGCCCATGGCATGAATCGTATCATTAAATCCACCTCTCATGATGCAGCCTCCCCCGTTGCAGGTTTCTCAGCGCCCTTAGCTGCACAGTCCGCAAGCTTCCCCAGGCAGACCTTGAGTCCATGCAGGCAGTTCATCGCCTCACGCAGCCGCACAGGCACCGCCGCAGGATTGATCCCCGCCAGCACACCGCAGCTCGGGCAGTAAATCGGTCCTTTGATCTTCTCCGCATCCGGCGCCATCGACTTCCGCACCAGCTCCTCAGCCATGCAGCATTCCACGATCATCGAAGCCAGAATGCGCAGCAGATCCTCCTGCTTCATCCCGATGTAAGGCAACGCCAGCGGATCAACGCCTGGCGCCTCTTCCCAAGGAGCGGGACTTGCCAAGTCCCATCGCTCATCCTCTTCAGAGTAAGCCACCGACCAGCGGTCCAGCGCCTCATCATCACGCCGCTTCACCCACAGCGCCGCACGCCAAAGCACCACCACAGAAACAAAGGTCAACAATCCCCACACACTGCCCTGCACCCAAGGCACCACCGCAAGCCCCGGAATACGCACCGCCATCGGCAGCGCCGCATGCCTCACACAATGCAGCAGCCACCCCGCCAGCGCAGACAGAAGCAGCAGCACAACCACACCGCAAACCGTGCCGCCCCACGTTCTCTTCACACGTCGAGGCCCCGAATGACGCAGCGCCCCCGTTGTCGTAAAAGGCAAATGGCTCATACCGCCACCCCGCTTTCCATCATCTCTTCGCTGGCCAGCTTGGCACCGAACACATGCCGGCCCTGCGCAGCAAAACCCATGTGCGCATTCACGATGCGGGCCTTCTGCAAAGCCTGCACCTGATTCGGAAACGGCCACGCCTTGTCCACACCCTCAGTGAAGCCGTAGCCATTGCGCTTCACAGCCTCAGGAGAGCTAGGCCCCTTCAAATAAGGCCTCGCCACTCCATCGGCACACGCCGGTGCTTCGATGCGATACACAATCCATGTTTGAGCTTCCATGATGCTTAGATCCTCCGTGTTGGTTTGAAAGGGTCCGGGATGCCTCCCCGGCGATGGCCGCGTTTTAGGTGCGACGGACTGAGTGATTCTCGCTCACTCACCATGCGGTCACCGTGTCCGTGGCCTTGCGTCTCGACCCAGGCTGCCCGCCTGGAGGGAATTCATCTCAGCTCGTCAGAGCCAGCTCAGAAGCAGTCCGCGTGATCTCGTATCGCCGCCGCACACTGCTGCCGCGCACATGCAGGCAGAAGCCACCGGGAAACAGCCGCCCGTTGAAGCGCTCGCACAGCCGCCCAAAGGCGCTGCGTTGACTTTCCAGGCTGCTGCCCGCTGCGAAGATCCGTGGAAACAAGCCCAACGTATGCGCCATGCCGCCTTCACGCCGCCACCTCCGTCGGTTGATTGTTCCCCTGTGCACGCTTGGCCCGGCGCTGCTTCACATACTCGCGTGAAGCCTCAAGGATCAGCGTCCCCATGCTCTTCCCCTCCTCTTTGGCGAGGTCCACCATCTCACCGAGTTCATCGGGCTTGAGATCGTCTGTGATGTCGAGTGTGAGTGTCATGGCGTTTGTCCTATTAGGATTCAATTACCTGACATAACTATCCTAACAGGATAAGTCTTGCAACTTAAAGTTGTCATTTTATGACAAAAGAGTATTTGTGGCCATGGACATGACCCCGGACCAACTTCGTTATCTGCGTGATGAACGCCTCCTTACCCGTGAAGCACTAGCTGAAGAGCTGGGAGACTGCACCGCCAGCACGATCAACAAATGGGAGCGCGGCATCAATCCCATCCCTTCATGGGTCGCAGACAAGATGTTTGCCAAAATGCCCGTCAGTTTCACGGTCCAAGAACTCGCTGAGATGTATGAACTCTGTCGCGAGGAAGCCCTCAACATGAGCGAACTCATCCAGGAAGCCGTGCGCATGCGCCTGGAGCAACGCCGGGCCGCACAAACGAAAGACATTCAGAAGATCACTTATCGTTCGGCACCCGAGCAGTCAATGCGCGTCGCCGAAGATCCACCACCGCCACGCAAAAAGAACGGCACCGAGGATTGATCCCCTTCCCGCCCAACGTCATCGACGCCCGCCAAGCCTTCAAAGCCGCTCAATGAGCGGCTTTTTCTTTGGTTCACAAAGACGATACGCCATCTCACCCTTGCCATTTACACAAATCGCGTAGAATCCGGCATGAGCCAAGAAACCATCTACACCTACCGCATCACTCGCAAGGTTCGCACTGGCGGCAGCGGCTGTCTTTCTTTTGGTTGCGCCCTGGCAGGGTTGATCTGCCTGATTCTTTTTTGGCCGCTAGGTTTAATCTTTTTAGTTCTGGCCTTCATTGTTGGCACAAAGACGGCACACGTCTCCACCTGCGGCCACTGCGGAAATCAAGTCTCACACAGCAGCGTTCTTTGCCCTACGTGCCACGCAGATCTGGCGCCAGAGCCTTTCGCCAAGCGCTGGTGGCGCACGCTCTAAGAGCGTCTTAACACGCCACCGCAAATCAGAAACGCTCGGCCGCTCGCAGGTGTGAAGAGAACGTGATCCCAAACCACGCCGCGCCGTCCTCTTTGCGCAGCGGCCGCCGGTAGCTCTTGCGGATCTCGCGTTCGCTGTTTCCCGCCCATTCGGCCACCTGCCCGATGCCGTGCCCCTCAGCCAGGCGATAGCTGATGTAGCTATGCCGCATCACATCCTGCTCCCACTGCTTGATCAGCCCCTTGTCACGCAGGAACTTCGAGAGAAACACCTGATCATCGCTTCGCACAAAGCCCAGCTTGGGAGCTTGCCCGCAGCGCCCCGCCCAGAACGCCTTCGGGTTTTGGATCCGGTTGTACAGCATCTCCCGCACATTCGCTGGAATCGGCACGAAGCGCTCAGACATCACCTTGCGCGCCACATCCGCATCGACGCCCAGGTAACCATGCTCCCAGTCCCACTTGCTCGTGGCCACCCGCCCCATCTCAAACGGCCGTAAGCCCATCCAGCAGCCCGTGACCAGGTAGCCCAGAGCCTCGTCAAGCTCCGCCGCCACGGCCGCCAGGATCTGCCGCATTTGATCCACCTTCCAGATCGGCGGCATGATCGTCACCTTGCCCATCGGCTTGATGATCTCCGCCGGATGATCTTCATCCCGCACCCACATCCGCCACTGCCGGCAGCGATTGAGAAACGTTTTCCACGTCGCCAGCCGGTTGTTAAAATAGCGCCAGCCAGGCTCGCTGCCATCGAGGTTAGGCCGCCCGATCCAAGCCCGCAGCATCTCCTCCGTCAGATCCATCACACTCACATCCGGAAACGCCCCCGCAAAGCCCTGCAGCTCCTTCTTCAAGCCCTTGCGATATTCCTTGTCAGACGCTTTCCCATACAGCGCCAAAAAACGCGGAACCACCACCTTCACCGGCGACCGATCCAGCTTCCCATGCCCTGCCTTGAGATAATTCTCAAACGCCCGCCCCACATGCTCCCACCCCCCGAGCCTGGACACCGCATCCTTGAGCTGCTCCACCACCCCCGACAGCGACCGCGCCCCGATCAACCCCTTCAGCCCGTCAATCGCCTCAGCCTCCACCTGCATCACCGTCCGTGATCCCGACTTCCCCGCCAGCTCCCGCGCCTTCGCCCTCGCAAAAGCCCGCGCCCCATCAGCCCCATCGAGCTTGGCCTTGGTAGTCAACCGAGGTTTCCGCGCCTCCCTCCAATACACCGTAAAATTCCCGTTCGCCCGCTCCAATATTTTCACCCTGACACCACCATAAGTGATCTCCTCAGTGTGCAGTTTGCCGGCCTCCATTTACATACTTTTACATACTAAACAGAGCCAGAAAAGGCCAAATACAGCCAAATAAAGCCAATCCTCACCCACCCCCGAAAAACCTCATTTTCCCTTCGTAGAAGGCCAGAAATAAGGAAGTGGAGGCGAGGGGAGTTGAAGGCTTACTTTCCCCCAGTGGCCATCGATCTTAAAAGCAATTACATACCATTTACATACCCATTCGCCGGAGATCACGCGAAGCAATCTCTGCCGGAGTCCTTCCGCCGGCGCAGCTCGGTGAGCATGGTGGATTCATTCATGCCGGCGGCCCATGAAGGCCGCAGTTCGAAGTGGGGCTGATCTTGGATCGTTTTCCAGTCTCCTCCCCAGGTTAGACCGAGATCGATGCCGATGGGGGCGATGGCTTTGTACTTGGGGCTTTCTTCGAGGTATTTGGTTCCTTCGAAAACTCCGACATCGAAGGCCAGTCCGAAGTTGTGATTCGAGTAGCCTGCAGGTGCGTTCGTCACTTTGGGACCGGCCGTTGTTCGTCCTTTCGCATAGAGCGCAGTTTGTTCCGCGTAGCTACGCAGGCCTGAGATGACTCTGATCGTGATGCCGATGGCGGCCGCCTTGAGCACGAGGTTGCGTGCATAGGCCTGCACACGCGGGTGCAGGGTGATGATGTTGGACTCGCTCCGCTTATCAACGGTGCCGCCGGCGAGGATGGCTTGATATTGCTCCTGGCTGTCATGAGCTCCGCCTGCGATGCGCTCGTGGATCGCAGCCCAGGTGAGCGGACCCGGCTTGCCATCTGCCACGAGTCCTAGATGATTCTGAACGTCGCGAATGAGGGTGTCGAGGGACATGCCACTGCCACGATGTCAAACAAACGGCCCGCTCCTTCTGGGAGCGGGCCGTGCTTCGGGTGCCAACTTGGCGTCGCATGGGGAAACTTTATTTGCCGCTCGTGAGCTCGACGACTTCCGGCACTGCAGGCGCGGCAGCAGGTGTGATGACGGCCGTGACTTCTTTGATGGTCACCACGTCGCCGGGTTTCACGACGCCTTTGTCCACGGCGGTATCGAGGCCCAGCTTGGCGAGTTTCACCGTTTTGCTTGAGCCATCGTCGGCGGAAATAACGATGGCCACACCTTTCGCGATGGTCAGGGCATCACCAGGGGAGACGAGGCCGCCCGCGACGGCTCCCACGAGACCGACTTGCGCGAGGCCGATTTCAATCTGTTTCGCTTGCGGTGTGCTGAGTGCGGCGCCGAGTTTCTGCATCGCGCTGCAGCTGGTGATCGTGAGCATGCAGAGGCAGGCAATGAGGATCATAGGCTTGTTCGTGTTCGTGCCCATCCAGATGGCGGAGAACCATCCTTTGATCCCTGTGCCGTTCTGGAGCGCTTTGATCCACCGACCCAGCATCATGAGGCTGAGGATTACCAGGCTTGTGTAGCCGGCATACTGTTGCGGAATGGCTTTGTCGACAGCAGCCTGGATGGCGGGATCGACGCCCGGCAGCGTGCCCGGCAGGACTTGCGCGTGAAGGGCCGTGATGGCGAGGGAGAAGACAGCGAGAATGAGAAGCGTGTGTTTCATGACACCCCCTGCCCCGTGTCAATTCCTCAGTTTGGAAGCTGAGGCCTGCCTTTGAGCTTTTCGTTCACCACGTCCCTCGTGACGGCCTTAAAGTAATCGGTTTGCTCACGCGTGAGGATGACGAGCTCCGTGAGGCACTTGCTGTTCGCATCGAGCGCTGTGCAGTATTTGACCTCCCGTTTTTCGGCATCCTGCTTGTGAGCATCCCAGGTTTTTTCAAGTTCCGCTTTGTGCTCACGCGCCTGCTCCCGCTGCTGCTGCTGCTGCTGCAGGAACAGGCGGCCGATGAAGATCACGGCTGCGATCAAGATCGCTTTCAATGAAAGATCCTCCCAGCCGCGAGGATCGGCCGCCACATCGGTCACAGCGGCAATGAGACCCACACTGGAAGCCAGGCCTAATCTAAGATCAAACGCGTGCTGAAGCATGGCGGCAAACTATTGGGCATCTTTGATCACAGCGGCTTCAAACACGGCATCGACCTGCTCATCTGTCAATGGTGGTGACACCGCAGCGGCGAGGCTGAGAACGAGGGGATGTCCTTTCTGCACGACGGGTGAGGTGGCCCACCAGTCTTGCGCGTAGAGCCTCTGCGTTTCATCAGGGATAGCCGCGATGGCATCAATCACGGCCTGGCGGAGGCCGGCATCAGTCAAAGCCTGGCGCATGGAGGTCATGGACACGCTGATGACATTGTCTGCCAGAGTCCAGCCACGCTGAACAGTGCGGCTGGTGTGATCAACGCTTTCCGTTTGCTGCAGGTGCTTCAGCGCAGGATCGTAGGAGGGCGGTGCGTCTTGATTGAAGGTGTAGACCGAATAAATCGGATCGAGGCCAATTACTTCTGCATCGTCATCACGCGGGTAAGGTTGAAAACTCTGCGTTTCGGTATTGAAGAGAATTTTATTCATGGGTTCATTGCGTGACGGTCCAGCCTTTGCCTGTAGCGATACTCGGGGTGCAGGTTGCCGCCCCAGGATTTCCAGTGACCGTAATCGTCTTGCTGCTCACAGTGGCGAGATTGCCGAACAAGGTATTCAGCGCCGTCGGCCCCATGTTGCTGCTCGCGAAAGAAGTCGTCACTTTGAGGTTCAAAACACCGCAGCTCGTCATGGCGGTCATGCTAAAAAACGCATTGGTCGTGTTGGTCACCGCCGTCAGATTGAGCGCGGGCAGGCTGGTAAGCTGGTTGCAGCTATAAAAACACGTCGAGATGTCAGTCACAATGCTGGTGTCGATGAGCGGGAAGCTCGTCAGGCCCGAGCAATACCCCCACGCGGTATTCATGTTTGTCACCGCACTCGTGTTGATGAGAGGGAAGCTCGTGAGGTGGTTGCAGACAATCCAGGCGCTGGCCAAACTGGTGACGTGGCTGGTGTCGATGAGCGGGAAGCTCGTCAGGGCCTGGCAGTAAGCCCAGGCATAGGCAAGCGTGGTGGCAGCACTGGTGTTGATGAGCGGGAAGCTCGTGAGCCGGGTGCAGTTATACCATGCATTGGAAAAATTGGTGACATGGCTGGTGTCGATGAGCGGGAAGCTCGTCAACCCCGAGCAATACGCCCAGGCATAGTTAAAATTAGTCACCGCTGAAAAATCGCCGCCAGTGGGGAAGCTCACGCAATTGGAGCAGCCGCTGAAGGCGGAGTCCATGGATGACCACGCAATCGCCCCCCATGAATCAACCGAGAGCAGCTGCAAACGGCTGCCGCCATAATTGAAATACCAGCGCGGCATCGTGCCTGTGATGCTCATCTGATAACTGCCATTCGTGGGGTAGTTATGCGTGGCTTGGGCTTGATTCCAGGTGGTGATGTGATCCACCGCGCTGCCATCCCCCCAGTTCACATAGAAGTCATACGTGGAGGTGCTGATCAAAGGCAGCGTGAAACCCGCAGAGGAGTTATTGACGGTGGCAAGAAATGCCGTGGGTCCGGCGGCAGAGGCGAAGCGATAGCTGTTCAACATCATGCTCATGACCGCGTGCCAATGAAAGTGACCTTCAGCCCTTTGCCTGCAATCGTGCTGCCTATTTGATCTAGATTGATGGTAATCTCCGCGTCATCCGTGAGGGAGGTTGTCGAAAGAACTCCAGGAACCGCGCCGCCGACGCTGGTGAAAGCCGAGGTGGCAATTTGTGGCTTAGTGCTGAAAATTGTGGAGCCAGACTGTTTCACATCCACGATAATCACCGATCCAGTCGGCGCGGTATTCACCGAAAGCCGCACGCTCGACAGAGTCATGGCATGCGGCATCCGGAAAGTGACTTTGGCCGTGCCAGTGGTGAGCGCGGTGGTTTCATCCGAGCATGCCACCATGAACTCCGCCTTGACCGTGCAATTAGTCAGCGTGCCGCTGGACGGCGTCCCGAGCGCGCCATTGAAAAGCACCGGCGCGCCTGCAGAGCCGGTATTGATGGCGAGAGCAGCGGCGATGCCTGTGCCTAAACCCGTGATGCTGCCAACGGCGGGAGTGACCGTGCTTGTTGTCACCGCTGTGATCAAACCTTTGGCATTCACGGTGATCGCAGGGACCGCCGTGGCACTGCCAAAGCTGCCAACATTGCTGTTGACGGTGGCAAGGGTTCCTGCGGCGGTAACATTGGCGGAACCGTTAAACGAAGGTGAGGTCCAAACAAGGTCACCTGTGATCGCCAAAGTGCGGCCGGTGGCTAAAGCAGTAGCTGTCCCCGCATTGCCCGTGACGCTGGTTTGATCTCCGGTATTGGTGCCGCTCACGGTAGCATCTGCGGAGATAGTCAGGTTGCCGCTCAGTGATAAAACACGCTCAGAATCATTTAGGTTGAATGTCAGCGTGTGGCTGTCGGTCAGAGTGCCGACGTGATTGATTTGGAAATTGTATGCGCCTGTGCCGCTGTTGAGAATCGAGAAGCTGACCAGGCCGCTGGCGCTGCCGCCACTGGCATCAAGTTTGCCATTGAGCGCGGATTGCAGGCCAGACGTTCTAGCGATGGTGAGAGACCCATCGGTGATCGTTGCCTGTTTGGCATCGAGCGCGGATTGCAGGCCGTTCGTTTTGGCGATGGTCAAAGAGCCATCGGTGATCGTTGCCTGTTTGGCATCGAGCGCGGCTTGCAGATCGGTCTGATCTGCCAATGTCCCGGTAACCGCTCCCCATGTGGCGCCACTTGAACTGACCGTCTGCCAGGTGCCATCCCCCCGTAGGAATTTAGCAGTAATGCCGGAGCCGCTGCCGAGATAAGCTGGAGGGATGATGGAGCCATTCCAAACACCCGCCACAATGGTTCCAAGGGTGGTGATATTTGTGCTGCCAGCCCATGCCGAAAGTGCGGTGTTTTCGACGTTGCCCAAACTCAGCAAAGTTTTGATTGCGGCATAATCGGCAGCTGAAAGAAGGATTTGAACATTCGCACTGGGAGTAATGCCAGAATACGTGGTCAGGTTTGCGGAAGAGGCCTGTTTGGCGTTTAAAGCGTTCTGCAGTCCAGCAGTGCGGGCGATGGTGAGCGCGCCATCGGTGATGACGGGTTGATACGTGGTGGCAGCAAGAGCCGCCGAGAGCTTGGCATTGAGCGCTGCAATGATGGCATCAAGCGCCGCCTGCAAGCCGTTCGTGCGGGCGATGGTGAGCGCGCCATCGGTGATGACGGGTTGATACGTGGTGGCAGCAAGAGCCGCCGAGAGCTTGGCATTGAGCGCTGCAATGAGGTCTGTCTGACTCGCCAGAGTGCCGCCAATATCACCCCAAGAAACTGAGCCGCCACCGCCGCCGCCCGTGGCAATGATCGTGATGGTTTTAGCAGTGTCGTCAACCACGAGCGTTACGTTGGAGCCCGCCAACAAAGCATTTTTCAACCAGTCCCAGCTTGCAGACAGCGCAGGATCTGGCGCCTCGTCCTCAGGATCGTTGAACGTCGGAATGAGCGTGATGGGAAAAGAAGCGCTATGAGTGCCGGCGGCATCGATCCACTCGACTTCGCACCAGCATTCTTTCGGCTGTGTTTCATCCGCCATGAATTGACGGAGCGCGCCATCGGTCGGGCCATCGAGCGTCGCAGCAGTCCAGACCGCATTGTACCGCGTACCTTCACCCGCGCCCGCGGCATCGAGCGCGGCATCGATGAGCAACACCGGCGAGGTTGGCTTTTCCTTGATGACGGCTTTGCCGGAAACCCAGCCCTCGACGGCTGCCACCGTGCCCGAGGCCGTGAAGGCAAAAGCGATGGTTTGCTCTGTGCGGATCTTGAGACCGACTTGAGGGAGATCGTTGCCAGTGGCTGCCTTACGTGCTCTTTCGAGCGCCTGATCGATGTAGACGGTGTGAATCACGACACGGCGCGCGTGTCAAAGATACCTCATGCCCGTGGCCCATGAACCCACGTCACCAGGCTGTAGCGTGTGCCGACGGTGACAGGTGTGACGCGGTGCTTGAGACCGCTGCGAAACAGCAGGGCATCGCCTTGCTGCTTGTAGGCAGTGGGCGGCAGAGGGTCTGCGTTCGGTGTGAGCTCGAACTGGCCGCCGGTGTAGTCTTTGGGATCACTCAGCTGCAGCACGAAGGAGAGCTTGCGATCCATCGGCTTTTTCATCGTCGAGGCGTTGTCCTCATGCCAGTCGTAGTGATCGTTATTCTCGCCGTGATACTCGGTGAATTGGATCTCGGTGAAGCCTGGCTGCAGGTTGAAACCAAAACCTTCACGGTTGGCAATGAGGATGTATTTTTCGATCCGCAGCCGGAGCCACAAGAGATCGAGATCCGCGTAGTCCAGCCAGCGAACCGTGGTGGATCTCATCTGATCTTTGCGAGCGGCCGCCCCGTGTCCGACGACGGCCTCAGCGGCGGGATAGTGGCGCTGCGCATGTTTGATGACTCGCTTGCATTCGGCAGGCGTGAGCAATGCCTGCAGATTGTACCAATGGTAGTGCATGATGGAGGATGGATGGAAGAATCAGCGCTCGTCGGGGAGGTCGAAATGTGGCGCGCTGTCAAAGGCTGATGCCCAGAAGGCTTGATTCCGCAGCATCTGCTCACGCGTGAATTCAGGGAAGCGCTTGCCAACATGACCGCGAGCGATGCCGGCAACCGTGATACGCACAGCACGAGCCTGCTTTTCCGGCAGCGCTGAAATCAGCACGCGTGAATGATCCAACTGCGCAGCCAGGCCCGGCGGATGAATACTGAGGATCTCGACACCTTCCTGCGGATCGAGGCATTCCAGCCAGGTCGGATCGAGCAGGGCCTCGACACGGCCATGCCCCGCCGGGAGCTCGACGAGCAGATGATCAAGCCACAGGCAGCGCGGAGATTCAGCGACGTGAAAGGCCACGCATTGACCGGCACTCTCGACAATGGCGAGCTTGGCACCCGGAGGACCGGGAAAGATGCCGACGGCATCCGTGCCAGGCGGGCCATCAGGGCCAAGCGCTCCGCTGTTGGGACCGGGATCACCCGGCGGGCCTGCAGGACCCGGCGGGCCAGCAGGACCCTCCGGTCCGGGATCTCCGGGAACGAGCACCCCCGGAGCACCCGGCACACCGGGTGAACCCGTAGGACCGGGACCGGCAGGCGCCGGAGATCCCGTGGGACCGACGGGACCCGCCGGGCCAGTAGCGCCCGGAGGACCGGGTGCATCGTAGCCAGGCGCACCTGCAGGGCCCGGAGGACCCGCCGGGCCAGCAGGACCAGGAGTGCCAGCGCCGGGGTCCATTTCCGTGCTGAGATAACCGCCCGTCGTTTCGCGTGGATTGCTCATCTCCGGACTGCGCACATCGAAGGGCAGAACCGCTGAGAGCGAGCGCATGAAGTCGAGCAGATCCTCGACAGTCGCGAGACCACGAGACCGCCGGAAATGGTAGAGGTTGCGACGAGAGGGAACGTTCATGGCTGTTCGCGTCCGTGAGCTTTGGCGTAGAAGCGGTCGTTGGCGGCCATCTGATCTGCCGTGAAGGATTGCCAGCGCCGACCGCGCATGCCTTGGCGGATGGCCTGGACAGTGACACACACCGCCGCCTCCTGATTCTGAGGCAGCATGTCGAGCGTGATAGTATCCCAGGGATAAAAACGCGCCTGGATGGCAACAGGCAGCGCGCACACAACGCCCGCAATGTGCACGGTATCGATCTCGACCGCGCCGAGATAGCGCGGATCAAGATCGAGAACCATATGCCGTGTGCGAGCAGGAATCGTAGCCCGGATGACGGATTCAAAGATCACATCGGGTGCTTCGATGGCGTAGAGCCCGAGGCAGCGGCCATCGGCTTCGACGATCGCAAATTTATCACCGGCAGGCCCAGGCGGACCCGCGAAGTCCATCCCAGGGAGACCGGGATTCCCAGGCGGGCCTTTGTTCGGCCCCATAGGACCGGGAGGCCCCGGAGGACCAAGCGGACCCGCAGGCCCCACAGGACCCGCCGGACCCGGAGGGCCAGGCGTCGTTTGATTGATGCCGGCAGGGCCTTTCGTTCCTTTCGGGCCTTTCGTGCCAGCCGGACCAGGCGGACCGGGAGCACCAGGCGCGCCACGATCACCCACGACATCGATGCCAGCACCTGGAGTTCCAGGATCACCGTTAGGACCTGGAGGACCATCTCCACCCGTCGGGCCACGCTTCCCATACGTGATCAGCACGCCACCACCACCGACGCCACGCACCTGCGATGCACCGACGATGTCGAGCTTGAATGAGAGCCTGTCCGCCAGCCATTGCGCAGCGTGAGCCAACGTGTGGCCCGTAAGCAGGCCATGCTGCAAGGGACAGCGGTAAACGTGGCGGTTCATTGATAAGCTCCCGCGTAGAAGGTTCGATTGGCCGCCATCTGCTCACGCGTGCAGCGCATCAGCTTGGCCTCAGCAAAGCCTTTCCGAATGCCCGCAACCGTCACCGTGGCAAGAATCTCACGCCCCGGCGCCGGAGTGACCTGCACTTTCACAGAGACACGCCGTCCGGAGCCTTGAACCGATGCGCCAATATGGGAGGTGCAGGCAGGGATAAAGGCCATCTGAACGAAGAGAGAGCCCGGCTCGCAGACTTCGCGGAAAATGGGATCGATCATCACCGATCCAAAGCCACGCGCTGAGACGGGCATGGTGACCACGTCTTTAAACAGTGCCTCTTCACCTTCCAGCGCATGCAGTCCGATGATGCCGCGCGATGGAGTATCGAGCACGGCCGTCTTGGTCGGATCTCCATCCGGACCATTCGGCCCGACGAATTCAATACCATCCGTTCCAGGCGGGCCCGGATCTCCCGGCGTGCCTGGATTAGGCTCTCCCGTCGGACCCGGAGGACCATCGGGACCCGTCGGACCCGGAGGACCATCAGGACCCGTCGGACCCGCAGGACCTTTCGGACCCGGAGCGCCGGGATCTCCGGGATCACCGGGATCTCCCGGAGTCACAGGCCCTGGAGGCCCCGGCGGCCCCGTCACGCCGGTATCTCCGGGCGGTCCAGGCTCCGTTGGAGGCTCTCCGGGAATGCCAGCAGGCCCTTCCGCGCCGTCAGGCCCTGGAGGTCCGACCGGCCCCGCGATGCTGGCAGGTTTCCACCTCAGGTAAGGCGTGGAGGGATCTCCTGACGCACTGACCACATTGTCTGAGGTGATTGTATCCCCCAAGCCCTCAGCCACCCACGCCGAAAAATGGCGCAACATCCGCAGCGTGACGAATGCAGTGCCTGGCAGACGATAGCGAGGTGTGCGGGGAGTGAACACAGCGGATCAACCAATAGTCTCTTCAGCCTCAGGAGCAGTTTCAGTTTCAGCCACCGGCTCCGCAGCAGGAACAGGCGCCGGAACCGGCACGACATAGCCGAGATCGACGACACCGATGGCATGCGTTTCACGGAAAGGCGCCAGAGCTTTCACCGCCGCATCAAAGGCGCGGAAAGGCAGCACACCGGCGCGCAGCTCATCTCTTGTGAGCTTCGTTTCATACAGTTTGGCGGTGGCATCGTTGCCGTTGATTGCGACGTAAGCAGTCATGATTCAGAGGAGGGGTTAAGCCGCTTTCGGCGTCTTGTAGTATTGATAGCCAAAGGTGAGCGAGAGTATCCAAATCTGCTGACCCGGGAGCTGCTCCGCCTGCATGTTCATCAACTTCCAGCCGAAGGGGATGTGATAGGTGTAGCTCAGCCCCAGCATCGGGAAATAGAACACCGGCGGCGGATCATCAGGAATCCAGAAGCCAAACTTATGCGTCGGCGGGGGCGTCGATGTGACGAAGGTATCCACGATTTGCGTTTGTGGCACGTCCCACTCAATCGTGAGATCAGAGCCCGAAAGCGTCGCATCTGTACCAGCCACGGGAGGCCAGCCCACATTGACGCCGAACACGCCCGAATAAGAGCCGGTGTACTGCCCCGGTGACATCGTTTGCGGCGTGCCGCTGTAGCGCCGCTTGTAGGGCTTTTCACCGCGCAGCCCTTTCAGCGTCATGTTTACTTCCCAGTAGCCCGCAGCACGGTGCTTGCGCTGGCCACGATCCATGATCCACAGGAACTCATAACCGACAGGCACCGGCGTGACCGTGGCACCCGTGCCATCCGCCGTAATGTTGATGGCCGTTCCCGCCAGGGCATTCGCACTCGTGGTTGCAGCCTTGATATTGTCCGCATCGATCCGGATGGCGTAATACTCAGTCCCGCTCGTAAGACCGGTGAACCCACTGGAGAAGGTGATCACAAACAGCTGCCCCGTGAGCAGGCCATGCGCTGTCTTTCCCAGCTTATCCGTCGATGCCGTGCCGATGACTCCTGTCAGCGCATCACTTAGCAACCGCGTGCCTTTGTTCCAGCTCGTATCGGTAGGATCTCGCGTGAACACGCTGCGTCGGATTTCATCCCATCCCTCCTCCGGTGTGGACTCCTCATAATCGGTCTCAATCCACACCTTGCTCTCATCAGCAATCCCTTCGAGCTGCAGCCTGTAGATCCACAAAGGGCCCGACTGATTGCGCTCACGATCCACAATCGGCATGTAGGTGTAGCCAGCAACCGCACCACCGATAGGATAGGCCGAAGCGCTGTCACTTTGGAAAGTCCGGGAAACCGTGTCCGGCTCCCGCGACCGCGAGACGAGCTTCTCTTGTTCGATGCTGAGATTCTTCTCCCCATGCTGGATGTAGGGCTCAACGTAAGGATCTGCGATGTCGGTGCTCATGATTTTGCAAGGATCGCATCCGCCAGCGCCGGCGGCAGACGTGAGATCAGTTTTTCAATGAAGGCATCGACCGCACCATTGCCCGAACTGCCCGCGCTATCTTTGGCGGCATTGTCTGCATGGTTATCCTGGAGCCCGGTCTTCGTGTCGTATGGCTGCGTGTTGTAAAGCATCGAGGGCTCCGTGCGGCCGCCGATCTTTCCAGCCTGCAAATCCCAGAACCCATTCAGCCCCCCGTTGCGCGACAAGGGATCACCCGCCAGGCCATTCATGGTTCGGGATTTGCCATTGCCTGAAGGCCCGCTTTGCCAGGCCGGTGACAGACCATTCCTCATGTTCGGATCCGAGCTCTCCGCCACACCGTGAATCTTCGTGCTCTTGCCATTGGCCCGGTCTTCGAGATCCGCCATCTTGATGGCCATCGCGAGCGCATCCTTGCGCGCCATGCCGTTCTGCTCTTCAAGCCGGTTGGCACGTTCAAGCACCCGCTGCTGATAATCAGCCTGCTCAATCGCCCGCTCATTGCCGGAGGCCTTGGCTTGCAGCATCCGGTATTCCATCGCGGTATCGAGCACTGAACTGCGCCGGTCGCTGTTCTTTTTAGCAGCCGCTTCAGCTTCGCGCCGGGCCTCTTCCGCACTGCGTTTGGCAGCTTCAGCCTCACGTTCTTTTTCGGTGGCAGACTGCTTTTGCAAATTCAGCAGCTCACCCTGCAACGTCACACGCTTTGATTCTGCTGCGATCAGCTTCAGCGCGTCCGCATTGGTCGCATTGCGCAAAGCCCATTCATCGGCCGCCGCTTTCGTAACATCCTCACCCAGGGCCGCGATACGTTCAGCCAGCTCCATTTGATCGAGCGCCGCCTTGTGCTTCTGATCATCCAGCCTGGCTTGTGCATCCGCGACTTTCTTGACGTGCTCCTCATCAGGCCCCGCGACGAAGCTTGAGGCAGATCCACCATTACCCGCAGCGCCACTCTTGGAAGCCGCGGCTTCATCGGCAGCAGTTTGTTTTTCGGCCTCAGCCAGTTTTTGGCGCTCATCATGGAAACCCTTCATCTTTTCGAGGAAGGTGGCCTTGCGCGTGATCTCAAAATAATCGCCGTCGGCATTCGTGCCGCTTTGGAGCACCACACTCGAATCTTCAGACAGAGCCCGGCGCGCATCATTGAGCAGCACAACACTGTCCACAACCGCCCGAATACCCGCGACCGCTTCACGGCCAAATTCCGCGAAGCCTTCTTTGTTGGTCGCAGCCCAAGTGGCGGCATCGCGCAAAGCAGGAACCAGCTCGCGAACGATGGGACCCGCGACCGAGGCCGTCACATCTTTGAGTGAGGAAAACGTGTCTGTGATGTCTTCATCGAGGCCGGCGGTCGCACGTTTGATTTTGCCAAAGCCTTCGATCAGATGCTCCACGAACACAGTGGCATCGATGCCCATTTTCTGCAGGGCCTCAGAGTCCGCCGTGCCAAACACATCTTTCATCACAGCACGCAATTGCGGCACCGCATTCGCGATCTGGTTGACGTTGTCAGCAGTGACCTTGCCACGGGAAACAATCTGCGTCAGAGCCAGCGTGACGTTGTCGAGCTGCTCCGCACTGCCGCCGGCATTGCTGATGGCATTGCCCATTTCAATCATCGCCTGCTTGGAGAGCTTGGCACTCAGCCCGACGCTCCGGAGGCGGATGTCACCTTGAACTGCCTGCTCAAAGTCGAGACCCGGAAGCCGCGCCGCCTCGCGCAATTCTTCCAGCCGACGGGCCCCGCCCTCAGCGGAACCTTCGAGAGTCTGCATGCCGCGCTGCAGGCGGTCGAGATTCACCACCGTTTCCAGCGCCGTGTGAGCCAGGCCGAATCCGAGATTCACACCGAGCAGCGCCCCGCCAATCCCCAGCACTTTTTGCTGAAAGCCACTGAGTTTCTTTTCGAGGCGATCAACCCCCGAAAAGACTTTGGAGGCATTGAAGCCAAATTCGACAACAGCGGACATATGGATGGAAGAGCGTTACTCTTTCGGAGTGCTGTCAATTCACGCAGCCCGGCCACGGAACAGCTCCCGGACTTTGAGCCACCACCGCCCGCGCTTGCTGAGGCGGAGATCCGGCCAGATCATGACGTCACCATGCAGAATCCTGGACGCGTGAATGAAGGCGTAGCCTTGAGCCAGTGGCAGATGATGCTGGATGTAATCAACCGAGAGTGAGGGCAGAGCCCGTGCGACGAGGACGATGTAAACCGCCTCAGGCAAGGGCTCTGCTAGTTTCCCGATTCTTCAGATGGTTTGCCGCTCGGGCGATGAATTGTCCGCGTGGATTCAGCATCTTTGATCAGTGCATTGGTGACTTCCGCCACCTCCGTCATTTCAGACGTTGTCACATGCTCATCGACCCATTTTTCCACCATGATCAAGAAGCGCTTGCGATCATGCGTGCAGCGCTGCCAATCCTCACTGGTGTGAGCGGCCAAATAGAGCACGATGGTCGCATTCCGGTAATAGGAATTGTCCGGGCCGTTTTCAGCGGCGGATTCAGCAATCAGACCATTGGCAATCCTCGTGAGCTCCGCCTCGTTGCTTTGGCCCTTGGCAGCCTGCGCAGCCGCAACAGCTTCACGCGCCTCGCTACTCAATCGCGGCGCCGGAGTGCGCAGCCAGAAGTAGAGTGACTCTCGCGTGATGGTCCAAAGCAGCGGAGTATCGCGCCAGTAGTGTTTGGAACGGAAGGCTTCAGCACGCTGTTCGGTGGCTGCTTTTTCGAATTCTTCAGAGGTAGTGTCGTCGGTGAGCATAAAATTCAAATCATGTAGTCGTGTCGTGGAAAACTGGTCGGCAGCTGGCCATGCCTGGCGAAGTGATCGAGGAGATGTGCCATCTCGCCGGCGGTGCGTTGATCGATGCGCGCCTCACGATGCGCGCAATACGGCATCATCATCGTCAGCGTGCGGTTCCCCGCAAAATGCGTGAGGTTGAGCGGCCGATGACTGGCATCATCGATCTCAACGCGCGTGGCGATGTCATCGTGCCAGATCATGCAAGGATGGCCAGGTAGGCGTCGCGAGCTTTGGCGATCTCCGATTTCTTTTCCTCAGCACCCGCATTCCAGATGGCCTGCATCAAAGCCAGCGGTGAGGTCGAGGGAAAGATTTTCACCGAGAAGCGCGGTTTGCGCTGAGCGTCCGGAATGAACCAGGTCAACGTGCCGTCATCAGGGTCAGGAGTGTCATCGAAGGGGATGAACCCCATCTTTTCAAGAATCTGCAAAGTCTCAGGTTTCATGGCAGTTTAAAAAGGAGCGCCATCTTCATCCGCAGCGGCCGCAGGCTTGGCTGCAGGTTTGTCTTTCGCGTCAGCCGGCCAGAGATTGACGATCACGCTATCCTCACCTTTGGCACGCGCCAGAGAGGCCGTGATGGGATTGAGCTGCTCTGCATCGATGCGGAGAAAAATGCGACCTTCTTCAGCCGTGAAACCTTTGCCGATGTGTCGGCTGCGGTTGCGTTTTTCGCCGGTGGCGGTGGTGTATTCACCAACCTTGATGCTGATGTCGTGTGTGTGTGTGGCGGCCATAATTAGGGAATGCGGAAATGTTGACGTACTTCCTCTTCGAGCTGCTTCGACGGAGTCTCAGGAATGATGGCCCGCCGTGAAGAGAAGGGATCTTTGATGAGCAGCTTTTTCTTCAGCGCTTTGATGTCCGCCAGCAGGCGCGCATAGGTTCGGGTGACGTTGTAGGCTTGCACAACGCAATGATGCGGATGCGTGAGGCCAAGCTGCAGCGGAAGCCTGCCAGGCTCCTTACGAGTCAGGAGATCCGTGACCGTGAGGCTGTCAGCCCGACACCCGATCAGATCGTAGGCTGTCAGGTTTGGCAGCAAGTAGCGGCGGCGTGGAGGTGAGCCTTCGATTTCGATGACAGGCAGGCCAGCGAGTGAAACCGCAGCCGCGAGAGGGAGATCGACGATCGCATGCTCGACCTTCGCAAGTTTCAGCCGAGGATCTTCCTCCCCGAGCTCGTAACGATACAGCGGTGTGCCTTTGACGAGCTGCAGCGCGTAACTTGTACCCTTGGCCTGATAGTCGAGCAGCGCATCGAATGAATGGCAGGCGTGCATGCCACAAATGAACGGATGCTCATTGTCGAGCTTGACCAGGGAGTCATCCATCCAGCCCCGATAGAGATCATCGCGAGCAGGCAAATGAGGACGCTGGATGCTGGTGTCAGAAACAAAGAATCGAAGATTCTGCAGGCAGTCCAGTTCGATGATTTCCGTCATGCTGCTGGTGATTCTGAAACCGAGGCCGCCGAACGCCGCGGCGACTCTGATGCTATTCGTTGACCAGCTCATGATGGATAGAAAGGAGGTTGCTGGATGCCTTTGCAGGCTTGCCTTGCGGCCATTCAAGCCGTCCAGCGCGGCTCTCTATTTGTGGGGTAGCTCTGAATTAAGCAGCGAGCGCCGCCGCCGACTTCGTGAACGGGCGGTATTCGAACGGTTGCGTGATCGTCGTGCCATCGTCGCCTTTGCTGCGTTTCGGATTCCCGATGATGATCGAAGCAGAAGCACTGATGCGGAAACCATGGATCATGGAATTCACCGGCAGATTGACGAGATCCGTCACAGCCTCGCCAGGATGCATGTCACCCATGCCGTAGTTTTGCCCGAGAGCATTGCGACGAGGACGAAGGCTGAACTCACCTTCGACGCGGGGATCTTCCCAGCGCTGATATTCCACAGCGCGGCTCGGTCCTTTTTGCTCGACCTTGTCGCGCATGGGGTTCAGATCGAGACTGAGAATGAGCGCGCCCGGCTCATCTTCGAGGCCGGAGAGCTTCACGCCATGTTCAATGAGCGGCTCAATATAGGGGTCTGGTGTGTCAGCCATGGTGATGGAGAGGGTGAGAGATGCAACAAGGGTGAAATCAAATCAGGGAGTGACGACGCTGACAGAGCTGCCGACAAACGCAGGCGCGCGAAAGACGCAGGTGGTCGTGGTGGTCGCCGCAGGCGTGGTGCTGGTGGCGATGATAACCACGGCGGGATACAGGCCGCCGGCGGAGAGATCCGCTGCGGGAGCAATGCCGCCAGCCGTGGCACTGAGCACGTAGACCGGATTAGTCATGCTCAACGTGGCACCGCAGACGAGATTGTCAGCATACCAGACCACGGCAAGAGGCTGGCCATTGATGGAGGCATGCGCGGAGATGCCGATGACCTGGCAGAGGTCGATGTCATTCGCATCAGCCAAAACAAAGCGGCCCGTGGAAGGCGAGATTGCGATGAGCTGGCCCGCGGTGATCGTGGCACCTGCGATGCCGGTGTGAAACTTGGCACCGGCACCGGGCTGGAAATTGGCAGCGGTCACACTGACATCGGCGGCAGGCAGAGAGGGCGGCAGAACAAAAGTGAACGCCAGAGCGGAGAGAAAAAGGGAGCGACGGAGGTTTTTCATGATGGATGATTCGAGTGTGTGAGTGAGGCGGGCCAACACCCTGAGGATGTCAAATCGTGACAAAGAAGATGATGCCTACACCGGTCTCGATTGGACCATTCTCCTCGCGCTGCACCTTGGCCGCCCCAGGCGGTGAAATACGCTCGATCTGATAGCCCGTGCGTTGATCAATCGGCAAAGCAGCGATGAATGCGAGGAGCGCCGTCTGGTTGTAGAGCCTGTCTTTGACCTTATCGAGCCAGGGATCCGTGATGGAGCGCAGTTGTGTGCCACGACAAACGGCCACGACGTGAATCTGCTTGGACCGGTTTCCGCCCTGTTCATCGGCCACGAGGCAGATGCGAGGATCAACGTCATCCTCGCCACTGTCCATTCTCAGCAGCGCGCAGTCGGTTGAAGCCGGAACCCCGGCGGCATGGGATTCCGCAGTATCGAGGAAATCACGAACGATTTTGGAGAAGAGGAGATCGAGCATAAAATCAGGCGAGCAGACCCGCTTGCTTGGCGGCATAGCGGATGATGTAAGGGGTTTCGCGTTCCATGGCCTTCACGCGATACGCGTGCACATAGTTGAAGCGGCGCTGCATCTGACCATTGAGCCGCCCGGCATTGACGCTGATGCGGATGACCTGACCACGCCGAAAAGATCGACGCTCCGTCATCGACCCACCGGCCCACGATCCGCGATGGCGGCCAATCCACGCCGGCACTCCGCGCAAAGGGCCAAAGCGACCGTTGTAAGCTGCAGGAATGGATGCCGCGAGCAAGCCGACGTTTTTCTGGCGACGCTTGATGTAGGCTTTCAGTTTGGGGATCTCACTCTCGGAGATCCGCACCGAAGGCCAGCGGCCACGCACACGGCCGTAATGATCGCGGCGCTTCATGTGCTCAGCTCCATCGTCCCAGCCTTTATGCAATCGGCGGACGGCATCGGGCGCCGTGAGATCGAGCCATTGAGCAATGCGCTCAGGTTTATTTTTCAGCAACCACCAGTAGCGCCCGGCGATCTCCGCACCGCCATACGCTTTGATCATGTCATACAGCTTCGCCGGCGTGGCATACACCTGCCAGATGTCACCCATCACCGCCGCCTCACCTTGTTTTTTCGCCTTCATGCCCGTCACCCCGGCCGAATGCGGCGGTGTGACCTGGACAAGCCCCGGCACTTTGCCGCTTGAGCTCACAAGCAGCCGCGTGTTTTTCTGCAGCAGCCCGGTTGCCTGCTGTTCGAGGAAACGTGGATAACGCCGCAACTGCCCGAGCAGTTTGGGCATACCACGGATCTGCGCGAGCTGGTTCATTGCGGCGAGGGCAGTTTGCGCTCCGCTTTCAGCACCCAGGCGATATCCGCGACATTCTGCCCGCCGACTTCATCGACCTGATAGTTGGCACCTTTGAAGGCGATCACGCTTTTCTTTTCCGGAGCGGTCACGAGCAGCGTTTTCTTCACTGTCGCCGTGAGAGGCTGGAAACGTTTCCACAGCCCGGTATCAGCCTCCATCTCATAGCGGATCTTGCCGAGCTCGACCGAGCACGCGTAGCTGGTGCCACCGATAACGATCGTGCCCGGCTGCAGCTGCTCTTTGCCACCTTCGCGGCCGGAAGGACCCAGAGCGCCGGACTGTTGCCGCTGGCGAGCTTTCTGGATGGCATCGAAGGTCATGCTTTCTCGCCATGTCAAAGGCACAAAAAAGCGCCGTGGCCCAACCAAAGCCACGGCGCTGTTGTTTGGCAAAACCGGACTCGTGGCCCGGAAAGAGGGGTTACTTTTTCTTTGCTGCACTCTTGACCGCTTCAGCGAGCTGGCCTTCGAGTTCTTTGATGCGCGAGTCGCGTTTGATGACTTCAGCTTTGCAGCTTTCAATTTCAGCCACATGAGCCTCGATCGCAGCATCACGCTGACCGATGTCATTCTTGAGCAGTTCGATCGCACCACCCGTGGCACCTTCTTCAATGCTCTCAGCCGCAGGAATGGCAACAGCGCCGAAATGCTCCTCAGCCCCTTTCACCTGCGCCGCAGATACCGTGAACCGATGCTGGCGAAGCACCGAGGAGGTACTCACAGCGACCAAAATCGGAAAACGCGCATCTGGGCAGCGGTTTTCCGTGATCGCATCTTTAACAAAGCGAATAGCTTCATCCGCCGAGACCAAACAGCCCAGCACCCGACCGCTGCGACGGTCGGGTGCCAGGCCAATAACGATTCCATGTTTCATGCTGGTGGAAAGGTGAAGGATGGAAGGATTAAGCCGCCGGGCTGGACAGCAGTTTCAGAGCCGCCTGGACACCGTAAGCCTTGCCGTAATGGCAGCCGATGAGCTGATATTCGATCCCCAAGTCCTCATCAGCGATGTGGCGGTATTCGAGCACGAGGCCGGTCTCCTTGTCATCGACCAGCTCGAAATTCACAAGTTTCTGACGGATGCCCTTCGTCGGGATCACTGGACGGAAACCGGTGATGATGCCCGAGGAGGTACCCGCCACGCCGACGAGGTTGGTCTTGAGCGTGATCGTGTGTACACCGGTGCCCGTATCCGTGATGTCGACGATGCCCGTGCCAGCGACCGCATCCGCGAGAGTGGCGCAAAGTTTGCCGGTGTCTGCCGTGAGCTTCAGGAAATAGTAATACGTGGCGGCGGAAAGACCCGCCGGCAGAGTCGTGGCGGAACTCACCTGCACCTGATCACCGGTAAGGAGACCGTGCGCAGCGGCCGTGATGATGTCAGTGGTAGCCGCGGTGAAGGCCTGCCCGGCATCATTGTTCGAAGGCAGACCGTTGGTGCCGACTTCCTGGAAACCCATGATCTGATTGATCCGCGCATTGCGCAGCGCATCGCTCGAACCCGCCTGGCTGGCATCGATGATGGCCTTTTGCTTCAGCAAGTTGAAATGGAAGCCAGGATTCAAGACCAGGCCGGGAGTCGGCATCTCAGGCCAGTTGGCCTCCATGGCTTTCTGAGCCAGATCTGCCACGTCGTTTTCGTCGAAGTTCGTGGCGAGCATGGCTGCCAGAGTGGCATTCGGATAGTTCCCGTAACGCACGACACTAAAGATGTCCTGCAGGACGGTGCGAGCAAGATCGTGGCCTTTGATCAAGCCATGCTGAACAGGATTGAACGCGACCTGATTTTGAGCCTCTTCATTTGTAAAACTGATGCCAACGACTTTTTCCGTGTTGATGGCAATCTTGCGAACACTCGTCGTCGTGTTGCTGACTTTGCTGGAATACGCCTGCCCCGCAGTGCGCGTCTGAGCATCACCCGAGGTGTAGTCGTAAACAGGCACCGAAACCGAATTGTCGGAGTCATTCCCAGCGCCAGCAGGATCTTTCACCGCCGCAGTCGAGAACACACCCAGCGGCGCCAGCGCGGTTTTGAATCCGATGAGCGCATTCTCAAGCACGCGTGTGAGAGTGAGACCATCCGCGATGGTGTTCGTGGCGAAGCGGCCCGTGCGGTATTCCGACCAGGGGACGGAGGCAGCGGTGCCGATGAAGAGAACGACCCAGGCCTGATGCAGCTGGCCTTGCATGGCAAGAACGATGGAGCAAACGAGGGTGGCGAGGGCAAGAGCGATGTGAGGCAGTTTCATTGAGTTTGAAGAGCGAGTGTGATTTGTCGGATTTCGTCAGTTTGGAGGTGTCAAAGAAGGATCAGGCTTTGGCCGCGAGACGCTTGTCATCGAAGGCCTTCACAGCGGCCCGTTTGTCAGCGAAAGTCATGCCTGGCTTGGCGAGCTGCTTTTCGAGCTCCTTCTCATCGGCCGCGATGTCTTGCACTTCTGCATCCGATGACGGCGGCAGGTTTGAGGCAGGGAAACCGAGGGCTGCCAGCTTTTCCTTGGACTTGGCTTCAGAGCGTTTTTCGAGATCCTGCTCTTTGGCTTTCAAATCTTTGTTTTCCTGCTCAAGCCGAGCATTGGAAGTTTCGAAAGTGGTCACATCGGCCTGCAGGGCAATCACGCGTGCATTGGCATCGGCCAGCTCTTTTTCTTTGGTGGCGAGCGTGGCTTTCGTGGTGGTGAGCTCAGTTTGCACGGTGGCAAACTGCTCTGTCGGCGGAATGCCTTTGAGAGCTTTGAGCGCGAGGCCGAGACGTTGCGACATCGGCACGGTGGCATCTTCAATCGCGGCAATGGCAGCGGCTGGATCGACCGGAGTTTGATCACCGCCACCGGCGGGAGGGGTCTCACTGGCTTCAGCGAGAAGGAAGAGGGCGGGGCGTAGTTGTGAGATGAACATGGCAACCCTCGCCGTGTGTCAAACGCCCCAAAGTTTTCGACCGACACGTGTCGGTCGAAGACGAGCAACACAGCACCCTAGATCAAACTCACGAACTCATCCCATGAGCTCACGATGCCATCCGCCAGCCCTTGCTTGATGGCATCGGCCGCATCGTACATTTTCGCATCACGCAGTGCCTCTTCACTGGCTTTCGGACGGCCCGCTTTCACCGCGCTGGTGAATTGAATATTCACTTTATCAACGGTGCCCTGCAGGTAGGCACGATCTGCCTGGCTGAGATCCCGGCCAGGCATCCCAAGGGCCTTGTGAGTGCCCTGGCTGAAGAGCTCCAATGAATAACCCTGCGTTTGCATGGCCACTTTGGGATTCAGGAACGCGAGATAGGTGCCGATGGAGCCAATCCCCGCAGACCCCGTCATGATCACTTCATCAGCCTGGCTGCAGATCCATTCAGCCGCTGAGGCAATGTAGGTATCCGTGAAAGCATACACCGTTTTTCCGCGTGTTTCCGTCGCCAGTTTCACGAGCGCTGCTGTTTCAGCGATCCCCGTTGTGCGGCCACCAGGGGACCCGCCATCGATCACGATCTTGCTGATGTCCTTTGCCGCGATGGCCTGTTGCAGCGCCATCGTGATGCGGTCCGGATTGACCACGCCCATGCACATTTCAGCAAACGGGCCAGCGCCTTTCGAGAGCATGCCATTCATCGGGATCACGGCCACACCGGGCTTGCCGTCGATGGTCCAGTAGTAGTTGGGATCAAGAACCGTCGGAGGTGAATACGGCCCGTTCGACTGCATCGCCGGCGCCGCGATCTGTTTTCGCATGTGTGCAAAGGCCCCGTCATACTTGTTGTGTGTCGGGCTGGCTTTTTCAGCCGCCTCCACAAAGGGAGCCGAATCTTGCACCTTGCCCGTGATACGCGGCCAGAGGTACATGTGGCAGGCCATCATGGCGGATTCTTCGAGCGCCAGCGGCTCGAAATAGAAGGCACGGGCGACGTGATGGAAATTAACGATCTCACTCATGGCTAGTTTCGAAAAGGTTTCTGCATTATGGCGCGCTCAAGCGCTTCGATCCGGGCCTCGACGGCTTCATTATCCATCTTGCTTTCGGATTCTTCTGCCTGCTCCTGCGGTGCAGTGGTACCCGAGCCGATTTCGGGATAGGCTTCAGCAAATGTCAGCCCGCGTGCTTTCAGGCCGTCTTTGATATACTGGCGCTCATCGAGGTATTGGTCGATTTCAATCTGCCAATCATCGCCGACGTAGCCGTAAAGACTCTTGAGGGTGATCTGCCCCCGCTTGGCTTGTTCGATATACAGCCGGCCATCGCGGCCAAAATCGACCGTGAGGCGTTTAGGCAGCAGCCAGGTGTGCAGATCCCAGTCGTCGGCATCTTCGAGCTCACCAGCCTCGATCATGTCGCGCACCCAGGCGAGGTAGTAGGGCCCGAGGAACTGCTCAACGAGCTCTTGCTGCTCGACTTCGATCTGGCTTTGAGCATCGGCCATGATGAAACGCGTATTCGCGCCACCGAGCTGCGTGATGTCCCACAGGAGCTCCGGAGAGAACTTCAGCGCCCATGCGGTATCGCGAATGATGTTCGAAAGATGCTCGCGAACATTGGCATCGGGATGATCGCTCTCGACAAGCTTGTAGCTTTGCCCTGGCTTCAGCTCGTGAGACTCCCCTGCCCCGAAAAACTTTTCGATCGTCATTTTGCGACCGCCACCGACATCGACCATCTGCGTCGGGCGCGGCGTCGGAGTGCCGGCGGCGCCGGAGCCAGGGGCACCGGGGATCGTCACCGCATTTTGCTGCATCTCTTGCACGAGCTGCAGCGCGATCTGCTCCCGCTGTTTAATGCCCTTTGTGAGAGCATGCATGATCTCGCCACGGTCGAAGACTTTGTTCAAAACCGGATAGAACCGAGTGAGGCCGCGCACCTGGCCGATGCGCTGATAATTGACGCAGAAGAGGACGTTATCCGCCGGAATATCGACGCTTGTCTGATTTTCAGAGCCGACACCTTGCGAGACCACGCGATACGCGAGAGGGCCATTGTGCTGATCAAGCCGCACCCCGTCATGCCAACGCTCCCCGGCAGCCGTTGGCTTGTTTCCCATGCCGATCTGATGCGCTTCATAGAACATCACACGCAAACGGCCGCCCGCTTCACGAGCCAGGACCGGAGCCAGGTCACCATCGCGGATCTTGCTTCGCACGATGGCTTGTTGCGCCATACCGCAGGAATACTTGCGCGAGAGGTCGAAGGTGTTGGCAGATTCCGCGCGCGAGTTCCACAGCCGGCGGATCTTCTGATTACGCTCTTTGTTTTTGCCCGTCGGATATGGAAACAAACCCGTGCCGCAAACCATGCGAGCCACACCATCGACGCCACGATGCGGCAGGCCACCGCCGGAGTTGTAAAAGAATCGAGCCCGCTTCATGAGCTCGACGCGCGAAAGCGTATCGACCTCTTGCTGAGTGTCGAGAGTCGGCAGGTAAACGTAGCCGCGATCGCGGCTCCATTGCGCGCCCTGAAATGAGCCGTAAGACGCGGAAGGTGTAAGATCCACCGGCGCCGCTTTAAATGCGCGAGTAAGAACCTCGCCATCAGGGCCGAGAATGACAGAACGACGATCGATGGTGCGGTGTTGATTCATCCTAAAATGCAGGGCATGCAGCTGAAATCCCCGCTGCGAATGGAACCAATGGTTTCAGTGCCACCGTTCTGAGCCTCATAGGTCACCAGAGCAGATTCATAGAGCTGCAGCAGCAGATTGGCTGGCATCTGGCGCTCTGCAGTATTAGCTCCGCTTTCACCGCTTGTTTCGGTGACATATTCATCCCCAGCCAGCACAGCATCCAGAGCCTCAGTGTGACGAGCTTTCAGCCAAGCCAGCGGATCTTGCATGTCACGCGCCCGACGCAGCAGCGCAGCCACAAGCAGATCTGAGTTGATAGAAGGAAGCGTCACGATGCAGGCTGCATGTCAAAGCCCCACGCACATCTTCGACCGACACGTGTCGGTCGAAGAAGCGTCCTCAGCGAGGACGCAGAGTGTAGTCGCGTTGACGCTGCTCAGTCTCGACAGGCTGGTTTTCGGCATCGGCCTTTTCTTCATCGAGATGATCTTCAGTCGGTGCGTTTGGAGTGAATCCGAGCGCGGTCAACATGATATTCAGATTCTCAAGCAGCCAGAGGCAGAGCATTTTGGTGGTGTCGCGGTAATCGTTTGGACCGTCGCGCTGCGCACTGTGCACCCAGGCGTCGGCGGATTTGTCGTATTTTTCGGCGGTGAGTTCGGCGGCGAATTCAGCGGGGTAGTTATTCGGCAGCCAAAGGCGCCAGCCGGGCTTGCGGTGGAGCTTGTCGTTGAGTTCGTCCTGGAGGTCCTTGTCCTTGAAATAGCGCACCATGATCTCACCGAGTTCGCAGGTGTCCTTCATGAAGCGCATCACACGGCCGCGCACCGTTTCGCTTGATTTAGTTTCCTCCTGATCATCGGATTTCTTTTTTCGACTGTTGGAATCCCCTTCCCCACGCACGGGCCAGATCTGCAAACCGAGCTGATAATGCCATGAGAGGCAGGCTTTGAATACGGCTTGGCCGCGATAGCGGGAATCGGAGAATCCGGCGCTGATGTACATGGGTTCCTCCATGCCCTCGACGAAGTAAGGCCGCTGCAGCACGTTTTCACGCAGCGCGGTTTCGTCATCGGCGCGACCTAGATCGATGAGATGTGACTCAACCTGGCCAGGGAGGCGCGGATCGACACGCAGAGCCCAGACGGTGTATTTCAAATACGTCTTTTGCTTGTCAGTGAAGATCAAGATTTTCGTCGGCACAAACGGCAGGCGCGCGACGAATTGGCCTTGCAGATAGGCCAGTGAGTAGCCGCCCGGCAGACCATGAGTGACACGCTCTTCGATCTCGGTGCCGTCGGGCTGTTTCACATGCCGGACCTCGACACGACCCGCGACGAGCATGGCGATGGAATCGGAATCGGTGGCGACAATATCGGCCTCCTCAGGGGCGCCGGTGTGGTTGTTCGTGAAATGCACCTGCGCCTTGCGCGAGGGCTGGATCTCGAAGGCCATGAGCTCCATCACACGCAGCTCTCCCCAGGTGACTTTGGGATGATAGGACGAATAATCGGTGATGTGATAGGACTCGACGCCGGGCTTGGCCGGCACCGGCTTGCCATCCATGCCTTTCAAGCGCTCGCGCATGTCACGCGGGATCCAGATCGCAGCGTCATTCATCGACTGCTTTTCTTTCTCTTTGATTCGCCCCTGGCAGAGAGGGCAGAGGCAAAAGGTGTTATCCCTCACGAGCTGCAGATTCCACGTGCCGTCGGCATTCCTGCAGTCGGGATCGTTGGTGAACTGGCCGCGCGCAAAGGCGAAGGGCCGCTCGCAGCGAGGACATGGATGCTTCCATTGCTTTTGCGAGCCGCTGAGGTAGCCGAGATGGATAGGGCCGCCGGCTTTCTTGGGTTTGCTGAGAACATAGAGCAGCGAATCGGTCACGTCCGTTTGTCGGGATCTGGCGCGATCGACGGTGGTGGTGCTGTCAGTCGTGGCGTGCTCCTCGACTTCATCGAGCATGAAGAAACGGACCCACCACTCGGTGAACATGCGCTGCGCACCGGACGGGCCGATTTTGATCAGCATGTTGAGCAGGTGCAGATTGCTCAAACCAACATCGTGAGGGTCATCGGAGACCTGACCACCCGCGAGCTTTGTCACCGAATCGACGAGGCGTCGCTTGGCCACGTCGCGAGCTTGCGCGTCATCAGGGAATACGACACCCGCATTGCCTGGCCAATGCAGCGGCATCCAGCGCAGGATATTGAAACCGGCCTCAGTACCGCCGGAGCGCGAGGACTTCATGAAAAAGGCCTCGCGCACATCGGGCCGGAGAGGGAGTTCTTGGATTTCTTTCGTCCAAGGTGTTTTGTTTGGATTATAAAAACCTTCCTCAGCGGCCATCTTGGCATCGAGCCAGACTTCGCGAGCAGCGAACTGCCAGACGAATTCCGTCGGCGCTTCTTTGAGGTTTGCCACCGCGGCCTCGACACAGAGATCGAATTCCCTGGAGTCGAGGATCTGGCGCCGGCGCGCTGCAGCGGTCTGCAGATCGAGCAGCTCGAAACCGGTGAAGCTCATGCGGCCAGGAATCGGTCGAGTTCATGCGCCGGAAGAGCGGTCTGAAACCGCGTGCCCTTCAAGGCGCTGTAAATTTGATCACGATACGGGATCACGACCTGGCGCCGCCCGACGGCATCGAGCTCCGGGCGGTTTTTCGCCAGGAGCGCATCGAGCGCGCTCATGAACGTTTTCCCCATCGAGGCGAAGATGATGCCGAGGGCCTCCTTT